CCAAGACGAGGGCGCGTCAGAAGACCCGACGCTCGACGATGTATCCAACGAACCATCGCGCATCCCTGATCGCACAAAGCGTTTTCGTCTCATCAAAAATGGACAGTAACCATGGATGACATCCTTGCAGTGCTCCGTTTTTTCTTGGTGTTGCTGTTGCTCGGTGTATTTGTGTGGTCGCTGTATTTCGCGATATTCGGTGTTTTTGATGAGAAATGAGGTGGAACAATGAGTAATCTTAGTGTGAACCCTGATATTAAGGTAGAGTCTTTTCCCAGAGAAGGCTCATTTCTCATCAGCACCTATCACTCAACGATGCTTAAATGCCTTCGGTGCGGAGGTATGCGTGATGTGAGTCTGCATCAAAATCCAACAGAGCAAGAACTGCAGCCAGGGCACAATCTGAAGACAGGATCGATCTCGTATCCAATGCTGCGGCAATGCGTCTGCAATGCACCGAGCGACGGTGGGGGTACTCATCAACTACTTGCTGATATCAATGTTGCGCTCGCTGGCTGTCGGAACATTCAAGACGTGCGGCAATTGATTTTGACCTTGGCAATAAGAGAGCAGGATAAGGCGGCGAAACGATGAAGAGCAGTGGCATATTGATGCTTATTGGTGGCAGTGTGTTTGTCGTGGCAGTCCTTGCCTTTGCGTGCTGGATTGTCTTTTGTACCAATATCCCCATGTAGTTTACGGACAGAGTGTAGTGAGAAAACGATTAGAGAAGTTTGTAGGACAACGATGTACATTTCGTGCGACATTTATCCGGTTTGGCAATTCGTATTTATTTGATGGTAGCCGTGTCCATTGGATGCTGATCAAGGATGTGTACAACGAGCGTGGTGAGTATGTCACGCACCACACATGGGTTCCACTGCGACCATGGGACTATGTGTACACACCGCTTCGAAAATGCGACGAGATCCAGTTTGAAGCAGAGGTAGAGATGTATGTCAAAGGTCGCATGGATGAGCGAGAGATTGACTACGGGCTATGTAAACCCGGCAATGTGGAGCATATTGAACGATTTGAGTCAGAGCAGGAAGCATAAATGAGTGAAGAGCAGCAACAGGAGAGCACAAATCTTGACAACTTGACGACCATTACGCGCACGTGGCGTTTAGGTGGTCCAATGACTGCTGCCCAACGAAGCGAAGCCAAGCAGGTATTTCTTGATTATCTCAAGTCCGACCCTAACGTCTCAGCAGCTTGTGACGAAGCACTAATCTCACGTGAGACTGCTTACACATGGCGAGAAAAGGATCAGAAGTTTGCCACTGGGTGGGAAGACGCCATTGAAAGATTAAAGAATGTGGCACGAAGCTCCATTTACAAACGCGGCATCCTTGGGTGGGACGAGCCAATCGTAAGTCAAGGTCAAGCAGTCTATGAGATGGAACCTGTTGAGGATGAGGATGGGAATCAGGTCTACGAAAAGGGTCGGTTGAAGATGACGCGAGGAGACCTGATGACGACGCACAAGTGGAGTGATTCACTGGCTGCTCTCTATGCGAAGGCAAATCTTCCTGAATACAAAGAGAAACAGACCATCGATCTCAATGCGCAAATCACCAACATGGCAGATCAAGCCAAGGATGAATTATTAGCAGATTTAGCGGCGGCAATGGCAAATGAAAACAAAGAGTCGCCTGACAAAGAATAATCTCACCCAAGAACAAGAGATAAAGCTCTTTCGTCTCTTTGCCTCATGGTCAAAGAAGCGCAAATACGAGTACATTAAAAAGCTGCCCAAAGAGCGAGCCTTTCGGCTCAAGTATACGTGGAAAGCGTGGGCGCGTGATAAGCAATTAGCGCCTGATGGCGAGTGGTCAACATGGGTCATCAAGGCGGGACGTGGCTTTGGTAAGACGAGGACGGGGGCTGAATATGTCATCGAAAAGGCAAAGCAATATCCCGGTTGCCACATTGCCTTAGTTGGCAGAACTGTAGCCGATGTGCGTGATGTGATGATACGTGGGCGAAGCGGTATTTTAAAAGTATCGCCTCCCTGGTTTATGCCCACGTATACGCCTTCCCTACGTTTGATGGTATGGCCTAATGGCACAACTGCGACGACCTATAGCGCGGATGTGCCCGACCAGTTGAGAGGGCCGCAGCATTCCTTTGCATGGGCAGATGAAAGGGCGGCTTGGTTATATGACGATTCTTATGATCAACTTATGTTCGGATTGCGCATTGAACCCGCGCCGGGTGTCGTACCGCAATGTATTGTGACGACGACGCCGCGCAATACTAAAGCGATGAAAGCTTTAGTGAGAGATCCGACCACGGTTGTTACGAATGGATCAACTTATGACAATCTGGATAATCTTTCGCCTCGCTTTATTCGGGAGATGGAGCGCAAGTATGCCGGGACTCGTCTGGGCAGGCAGGAACTGGACGGGGACATCATTGATGACATCGATGGGGCATTGTGGAAGCGGGACTGGATAGAGCGCAATCGGGTTGTTAAGCATCCTGAGCTTGTTCGCATTGTGGTGGCACTTGACCCGCCTGCGACAAGCTTGGCGACAAGTGAAGATCCAGCAGAAGCAGGCATTGTGGTGGCTGGTGTGGGTGTCGATGGGCATGGATACATGCTCGCTGATTATAGTCAGACAGGGACTCCCAACGAGTGGGCAAGTGCTGCGCTCACGGCGTACACACTCTTTCAAGCAGACGCTATTGTGGGCGAGATCAACAATGGCGGCGAAATGATCGAAGCGATTATTCGCAACATTGCCAAAGAGCAGGACATGGGACACGTGCCATTTATATCGGTTCGGGCGACACGTGGCAAGCAGCTTCGAGCAGAACCCATTTCAGACCTGTACCAACGTGATCAGATCCATCACGTGGGGACATTTCCAGATACAGAGGATCAACAATGCAATTGGATTCCTGGGATGAGGTCACCAGATCGACTAGATGCAAATGTGTGGGCATTCACAGAGTTGATGGTGAAGGATGGACCTGGAGACGGCGGTATGATCTCCATCAACTCACTAACTGATGATGAAGGCTATAACCCCTTCTGGTGATAAGGATACAAACATATGAGTAGCAGCAGGTCAAGAAGACAGCAGCAGCATCGTAACAGCAATATCCAGCTTGTTGAGCGACAGCCAGATCACGTACAGCAACTCGAAGAAACACTCCAACGTGTCGAGCAGGCACTATGGGAGGCTCGTAATTCGTCGCGTGGGCAACTCACCAAGTCAATGGCATGGGATGAGTCAGAGGCTCTGGGCATCCCGTCCACTGCGAGACGCATCAATAATCTCAGCGACAAAGAGTACAAGGACACGCTCTGCAAAGCCTATATCAACATGCCGTGGATTGCAGCGTGTATCGATGCGCGTGTGCTGCGTTTGGTGAGCGGCACATGGGAGCTTGAGCCAACATGTGAGGATGCCGACGAGGGTGTCAGAGACGAGATTCTGAAGTTGTTGCTGTACATCAATGACGATGAAGACCTGATGCAGCTCATCTACTCTTACGGCCTCGACTTGATGATTTACGGCGAAGCATTTATTGAGTTGGTGCGTGAAAAGGACGGCAATCCAACGAGCCCTATCCAGTCGCTCCACAAAGTCGATTGTCAGACGATGGTGTACGACCTTGATGATCACGGCAACATCAAGATGTACAAGCAACTGCTGACCCATCAGACAGAACCGATTCCCCTTGAACCCTACCGCGTCATGCGCACATGGTTCCCCTCACCTGAGTCGAGCAAGAAAGCACTGAGCCCCATTGCGAAGCTCATGAACAGCGCGATGTTGTACGAGCAAATGATGGAGTGGGCTCGGTCCTTCTTCAAGAAGGGTGCACGACCACCGTTTTCCTTTGAGCACCCTGGGGATAAGCGCAAAGCCGATGAGTTCCTGTTGTGGCTCAAAGAGAACTTCACCGGCAAGCAGAACGCGCACATACCACTCATGACCTATGATGGCGTCAAGATGCAGTACGCGCCATCTGGACCCATTGAGCTGGACTTTCTGAAAGGGTTGGAATGGGTTCGTCAGGAGACGCTCTCTAATCTGCAAACGCCTCCTGCGAGCATTGGAATTGTTGAATCTGCAAACCTGGGATCAGGGACTGGCGACTCACAATCCAAGACCTTCTTGAACAATGCCGTGAAACCAGTAGATCGGTTGATCATGGAAAAGTTCAACTACTTGATCATTCGTAAGGGCTTCAATACTAACCAGTGGAAGTTAGTACTTCACCCTGCCTCATACGCCGATGACGAGGCTGTAGCTGAGCTCGAAGACAAGCGCATTCGTAATGGCTCATCGACGCCGAACGAAGCACGTATTGCTCAAGGCAAAACCAAGTACAAGGGTATGGGTGACACGCCAGTCATTGTAACGACAAAAGAGGTCACTCCATTGGACAGACTGGACCAGCTCTCAGCAGAACAAACCGAGCAGTCACAACTATCCATAGGTCAAGCCCAAGCGCAACTCGACATGACTAAAGTGCAGATCGATAAGGCAAAGAATCCACCGCCGCCACCGCCTGCGCCCGTTGTTGTTGCGCCAGGACAGCCAGATCAACCACAACCACCAACGAATCCACCGAGCAAGCCCAAAACGCCGTCTGCACAGTCGCAGGATGATCCACAGGAATCATCTGGAACAGACAAAGAAGCACACAATCGCTATCTGCGAGATCTCCAGTGTGCAGTTGTGCAGGTTGACGAGGTGCTCACGCGTGCAGATGAGCATCTGCGTATGATTCGTATGGAGAAGGTTGGCACTGCTCTCAGTGACGAAGAGAGGCGGTACTTAACTGAGATCAAGCAGGCGATCAATCGGCAAGAAGGGTATCTTACCCAGTCGTTGCAGGCAACGCAAGAGAATAAGCCTGCATCGAGAATAATCACAGTAAGCGGTACAGATCAGAAAGGACAGGCTGTGCACGAAATACTCGATCTGCAACCATACACGACCTATAGCGCCAACAATTATGCCAGTATAGACACAGCGTTTCCAATAACATCCACTGAAAATGAAGGAGAAACCGATGAAGACAGATCAGAACAACACGACAAAGAAAGCGAGAATATCAATGAAGAACCCATGGAAGAAGATCACACCGCTATCCCCGCCACTGTCGAACACGTCTCTGTTGGAAGAGAGGATAGCGACACTGGAGGCGAACAGGTCAAACAATCCAGCGCCCACGTCCACACTTCAGGAACTGAACTCATCCGATGGCGTACTCGTGCGGTGCGTGATACGCGGGCACGGAGAAGTCTACGTCCCTTTGAGTCAGATATTCTCCCTCTACGAACAATCAATGATATCCAAGTACAGCTTGAAGGTGCCACGTCCGAAGAAGCCATTAGAGCCATCTTCGAAACTGCCATCCAAGGTGGTGACACAGCAGTAGACCTGCTCGCCGAAAAGAAAACAGCCAAGACGGGTTGGCGTCCACCGTCTGCTGCCCAACTTGCACTCGAAAAGAATCTCACCACATCGATCAAAGCATTCATCGCCACCGCAAAGATCACCAAAGGCGGCGTGGTTCTTCCCGACGAGGTAGCCCATGAGCATCTCCAATACACATTGCACGTTGCTTTGACAGCCGCTAATCACGAAGGCGTGCAGATTATTCGAGGTGCTCAAGAAGGCGTTGTGAGCACTGCTAAAGACTTTGCTAGCCATGCTGCATCGGTTATCGCTGCTATCATTGCCCAACTCAAAGAGAAGGCTCAGAGCATCATTGATGCAGCGCTTGCCGACGATAGCGTTGATCCCAGTGATGTGGAGCAGGTCGTCGAGAAGCAGGTCGGGGCGTGGGCAGAGAATTACGGTGAGATGGTGGCGCAATCAGAAGTCCATACAGCCGTTGAGTCAGCCGTTGTTGCCGAGACCCAAAACCAAGGGCATAACGCGATCATCTGGAACGCTGGACCGAACGCATGTGACCGGTGTAAGGCAAATGCTGCCGCGTCACCTGTACGGATTGGCGTTGACCTACCGAGCGGCGACACAGTGCCACCTGCTCACGTAAGATGCGATTGCACAGCTAGTGAGGCTGATATAGATAATGAAGAGGAATAACTATGGATATTATTGAGCAACTCAAACGCATCGCCGACGCATTGGAAGCAGAGAACAACATCGCAACACACATGTTCGATGCAAATCAGCGGCAGCACGATGAGTCCAAGGAGTCGAGCCGCGCATGGCTTGAGTGGAATAAGCAGATGAGGGCAGAAGACATGGAGCGGAGTGCGCAAAATAGAGCGAGCGACCTTGCACGTGTAGCTAAAGAGCACGCTGATTTGATGCACTCCAAGGAGCTAGATCGCTCTGTGTCAATTCGATTGGCAGAGATGGGCATTGAGGTGCAACGCGAGCACGATGCTGCCCTGTTAGCCATTGACTTCAAGAGAGAGCAAGAGGTCACGACAAAAAGTGGAACACGAGCGTCTAGGGTCGCAAAAGCAATAGGACCTGTGATGGATGAGGATGTTAAGAGACTGCCAGAAAAGGACTAACATGAGTGAGCGCATAGCCAAACAAAAGCGTCGTCGTCGAGCACAGCTAATCCTGGATGTCCTGTCGCTCACACCCGACGCCTACGAAGAAGCTCAGACAACAAAGCTTGTTGCTGCTGTCCTCAAACTCAGCGATGCGCAGTTTGCACAGTTGTCTCTTCGACTAGCAACGCAGTTGGCGCAAACACCGACGCGCAATATGGTGCCGATACGAGGTGTGCAATGAGCATCATTCATCGGTATATCATGCTTTACCGCGTGTCCGATGGCTTCAAAGACTTCATCATGACCTGCTTTGTGAATCGTTGGGCAAATCCATATAGATACCACCTGTGTGATTATTGTCAACACGTGGTGATTAAAAAGCCTCTCTTTGTGGGCGCGTGGCATGCAATTTTGCGCAAGCCTCGATATTGCAATAGGTGTGCCTCTGCATTCAACCATGTACGAATGTGTCACAAGAGCCCGTGTTGGATATGTGACAGGGAACACGAATACCTTACAGAGGAACGCTCAAAGGCTACTGCAACACGACTACTGCGTGATGTAAAGCTTGAACGAGTCGTGTTGTTTGGTCCTAATGATTGAAGAATGTGGAGCAAGGGTATGAGCGAAAATCGCGATACACAGTTTCAAGGCTTCGCGAAGTCGTCGTGGCGCGAACTAGAGGCGAGTATTGATTTCATCCCAGAAGGACAAACGACACGCAAGACATTCTTGCCAATGGTTGAGGGTATCCTAGCTCGTCATGCGTATGCGCTGGTTCAGCACACATTAGAGCATTGCGTTGGACTCTATGACAAGGATGTCGTCAATGACATCAGTGAAATACCAGACATGCCGGTATTGCCAGAGGAGCAGAATTCATGAGCGGACTCCCAACAAAAATCACGGTTCATGTCGAGCATACCGATGAGCAAGGACAAGTCTTTGAAGAGATACTGAACATCAAAATAGATCAGCACTTCTCCATGAATTTGGAGACGGATTGGCGTGATGCGCGATCTTTTTTTGATCTACTGCTTCATTACCCAGTGGCTCAGTATCCACCTAATGTACTGAAACTTAGTGGGCGTGTCGAGAAAGCAGAATTGAGTTGCCCGAAAAGTGATAAGGAGCAAACTGTATGAGCAATAAACCGCAAAGAGATACACAGTTTCTCGGCTTTGCAAGACGCGTCATAAAAGATTTGGATGAGGTGTACGCACTTCGTATGGATATCGTTAGTGACGAGCTTGAGGAACTGATTGCTCGACGTGCCTATGATCTCGTTGCCCATGCATGCGAGGCAGTGAACGACGAAGAGCAGAAATATGAGTCAAGGATAACTTTGGATGCCATGATTGACATCGTTCCAGACCTGCCAGCATTGCCATCGGAGCAGAGTGAATGAGCATTGACATAATTCTGCAATTATATTCAGAGACTATACAAGCGCTTGCTCTCTACGAATATTGGCTCTATCAGCCTCGCATCATTGTGAGCAACTCGACGACATTGAATGAAGGAATAAATAATCATGCCAAGTGAAAACATTGAAGGTGTCCTTGAACACAAGAAGCTCGTAGCCAAGTATATGCAAGTTGTTGCATCTGATCTTTTTGAACGAGCCGTTGTGCACGATTATTCGAAGTTCTCCCCAGAAGAGTTCGACGTATTCGAAGCAGTCACGCCGCTACTCAAGACGCTCGAATATGGATCTGAAGAGTACGGCATCATGCTGCATCAGATGAAACCGGCACTCAGCCATCACTATGCGGTCAATAGCCACCATCCTGAGCACTACCCAGACGGCATCAATGACATGACTCTCATCGATCTCATTGAGATGCTCTGTGATTGGATGGCAGCCGTCAAGCGAACGAAGAACGGCGATATCGGCAAAAGCCTGGTGATCAACAAGAAGCGCTTTGGGATCGATGATCAGCTCTATAAAATCATCGACAACACATTGCGTCGCATGGAGGCATAGATGTTACTACACCCAACGATTCAAGCGACGATCCTGCTTATATGGGGTATCGCAATGCACTTATGTTTAGACTGGTTAGGACAAAATGACTGGCAAGCTCGCAATAAGTCGAACCTACGTCATCCAGCAGCCTATATTCATTCTGGCATTCATCTCATCGGACTCTTATTGATATTCCCTTGGTATGCAGCGATGATCATTGCAGTGCTTCACCTGCTCATCGATACGCGGGTGCCGCTAACATGGTGGCGTCGTACATTCAGGCAGACCGTGGAAGGCGATGTAGCGCTGCACGTGGCGCTGTGGAGTGATCAGGCGGCGCATATCTTTGTGCTCGCCGTTGTCGCGCTGTCAGTGAGGTGACCATGAAATACGCACTGGATGCTAATCTTCAAGGAGAATCTAAAATCAATGGATAACAACGAAGCCACCGATACAGACAAGGGACTCGGTGTCGCCATTGCACTTACTGTTGCAGGGTTACTGCTGCTGTCTGCCACGAAGCTCGTAGGGCTGTCTGGCTGGATTATGTGGCTTCTGTACGGCATAGGCTTCTTGCTGGCACTGCTAGGCGTTACAGCGATGAGCATCGAGATCCCAGAGTACATCAAAGAAGTAGTGAGGTTAAAGCAATGAAATATGGACTGGACACCGAGTTTCAAGAGAACACAGAGACAAGGACAGTTGATCTCATCTCGATAGGCATCATAGCAGAGGATGGACAAACACTTTACGCACAATCTGCTGAATATCTTCAGTACGGCAATCCGAGCGCATGGCTAACAGAGCATGTTATTCCACATCTTGGCATTGGCTGGACAGAGATCGTCACGATCAAAGAGGAGATTATAGCGTTCCTTGACCCAGTGAAGTATGGCAATCCTGTCATCTATGGCTGGTGCGCGTCCTATGATTTCTATGTCTTCTGCCAGATCTTTGGCACGTTCATGGATCTTCCCCGCGGCTATCCACACTACTTTCGTGAAATTCAAGCAGACCTTGATGATCTTGGCATCTCTGATGATGAACTGCCAGCAGATGACCATGATGGTGTGCAGCACAATGCACTCACTGATGCTCGCTATATTCTTCAGTTAGCTAAATGGCTCGATGGGATACATGCTGGTGTCGATGCTGTTCCTGTTGAGCTTGAAAAATGTGAGGGGTAAACAATGGGTACAGTGCCACCGAAGTTAATGCCCACATTCCCACGACCGAGAAGTCAATGGGACCCAAAGAACGACGATCCCTCGCAGTACAGCGAGGGTATGACGAGTGTGCTGGATACTAGGCAGTGTCTTCCTGGTGGTCAATCCAATGTCGAGACACTGACGCTCATGCATACCATTGAAGACCGCATATGTCTTCATGACCTATTGAAGTTATGGGAGATGCATGCACCTTCGGAATACATGGAGATTATCAAGGATGAGTGGAAGGGCAACGAAGTGTTCAATGAACTGCTCAAGGAGAAGCTATGAGAGTCATTAAGTTTCGGGCATGGAATACCGTTGAAAAGACAATGTATTACGATGTTGGTCTTAGCCCACACACAAAAAACTACCATGTCTTTAGTGAGAAAGGTGACGCCATTGTCGATATGTATGGCACAATGCCTGCTCTTATGCAATACATCGGCTTCAATGACCCCGTGGGCAAAGAGATATTCGAAGGGGATGTCGTTGTTGGCGGGTTAGACGACAGGGACTACGTACGGTCTGTGGTGCGCATTGGGGCTTCGGAAATCTCTGTGGATACCTATGAAAACTCATTTACCATGCCGTATTATGGTGTTTATCTTGAGGGTAGCATTGGGCTAGAAGAAGATCTCATGAATAAGAAGCAGTATGTCATTGGGAATATCTATGAGAACCCAGAGCTATTAGAGGTAGACAATGTATGATTTCTCATCGCTACCAAAGTTCAACGTAAATGGAACCCTCGAAGGCGTAGACACTTCAATCTATGCATATTACATGGCTACCAACACTGTATCCGAAGAGCCTCGACACAACAAGCAAACCGATGAGAACGGTGTTGAGCATGAGTCGTGGACGTACACATTCTCACCGGCTAGTTCGATGGCTAAGAACTTCTCATGGAGCACTATACCCTACGCGCCAGAATACAAGCGCAAAATACAGAGCGCAAAGCTGCGTAAACGACAACGCAGAGCAGCACAACGAAAACACAATAATCATAGATATAGTAAAGGGAACAAATAAATGAGCGACGATAAACCAACGGTTGACTTTGAAGGCAAATTATACATCGATACCAAGCGATGTCTGAGCAAGGCTGTCGACAATCTGATTGAAGCAGGGCTTGGTATAAGCAAATCACTAGAGCTTAATTTTGACTATGCCCGTGGACTTGCTGATGAATATACTAGTGCCCAAAATATTACGCTGTCATATATACAGATACATTTGCTAGTAACAAGACTGTTAAAAGATGCCGGGCAAGAGGCATTAGAAAAATACGTACACACGCAATCATCACCACGAAAGACAGAATAGCATGAACACCACAGATACATCGATCACGCAGTCAGTCACAGAACAGCCAGAGGGTAACCATTGTGGTATTTTTCAGGTCAATACCTCAATGATGCTCCTGCGCATGCCAGAGATCAGCATTGATAATACCGACACACAAGGTCATCTTCGTGATACAGGCGTGTTTGCTCGCCTTCACGATCGTTTCCTGTTTCCTGATAACTACATAGTACGCAACGTCTTCTATGAGCACCTGAGAGGACTCTGGGATGTCTTTGTTGAATCTCCTGATCTCCCTGATGCCAATGAGTTCTCGTGGGATGAGTATGAATTTCCGCATATCAACCCGGTGTATTGCTGCGAGCCCGATGGCACGATACATCTCGTCGAGATCAAGGTACATGCACAACGGACTGTCCCTGTATCCGGTGGCTTGCAATGGCTATTGAAGGTAGTGTCATGAACAATGAACACACTAATTACACTCACATACAAGGAAGCATTGAACTCACCAGTGCAGTCAATATCCCTAGCGACCACTGGTGGTACATCATCCATGCTTCCGATCGTATGCGTGAGGTGCTGGCACTGTTCTTCGAAGGTGAGTATCCCTATCGACTCTATAGTCAAGTGTCCAAGGATGCCACGACACTCGAAGATGACAATGCCTTCGATGCGGAGGTCAAGGGACTCGAAGTCTATTTTGCAGAACAACGGAAAGCGAGCGGACAATGAACGCAGAGCAATCAGAGAAAATACGGGTCAAATGCGAGGAAAACAATAAGCTTATTGCAACCGTTGCGCCAAATCATCATGTGTCATCACAACCGAAGCGTATTCTCTGTGAACAGAATCATAAGCTCATTGCCACTATGACAGAACAAGGGATTAGTATTTGGTGTCTGTACGAAAGAAAATCACATATAATCACTTGGAACGAAATTAATACATACAGAGAGGCGTGGTCCAAGGGTGAAAGTGTCGTGCATCATGGGGATCAGGAAGCGTGCTAGTGCTCTGCTCCCTGAGTTATCTCAATGTCTTTTGATGATAATATCGAGATCAGGATTAGGCGGTCGGTTTAGTAGTGGGTTTGTCGATTTGCTCAAGAGAGTTTTCTTATGAACTGAGCAATAACGGTCACTGAGCAAAGTTCTTTCAGTCACTGAATCCTGACGGCTCACAATCCATTCGAGGAGTTCATTGTATTGCTCCTCGTTTAACGGTGGTTGACCAATGCCTGCAACGTCACTCCCAAACCCACGCGGTGGCACCGGATGTTCAATGTGTCGCGTTGGACGATATCCTCGTGGGCGTCGTGTTCCAATGCTCGGTATGATGCAGAGTAATACGATACAGACAATGATAGTGATGGCTATATCCATGATTATTCCTTTGTTCTAAAACGAGGCATCCCTAAGCCATGCCGTTCAATTGTTTTTAAGCGTGGGTCATAGTTAGGCAGTTCCTTCATGAAGCCATACAGCCTTTGCTCTGATTTACGATGAGCTACCCGTGCAATCTTCACGGACTCAATGCATATACCCATGCTGCCACCGAGCACACAGAGAAGCCCAAAGATATCGAAGCCCCATGCGAAGATCCCACTAAGCCCGACGTACTTTGTGAAGCCAAAGCAAATCACTCCGCAGACGAGGAAACCAATGGCAGCGCCGAGATCGTTGCTCTCTGTTGACTTCGTTTTTGTGGGTTTCGTTGACCCAGAGAGTCTTGGGTCCAGCGTGATAGGATCGTTTTCAAGATTATTATTGCTGCTCATTTTGAAGTTTTCCTTGTAGTTCTTTGGCTCTATAAGGCTGCGATTAAGAGGCGGGAGAAGGTTAAATGGATCGTTATTGTTGTTGGTCATTTTGATTCTATTTCAACTCCTACTGCTCGAAGTGCAACCAGACCTATTCTTTCAGGCGTAAAAGATCCGATTTGAGCAAGTGAAAAATACATTTCTGTAACCCTTGCGTCGCGATCCCATGCCTCTGGCTCTCCATCAAGATAATTAACAAAGAGCATCGATTGCTCGGTCCATGCGATTGTAGGACTTATTTGATCGATGAAATAATTGATAATGAGCCATGCTGCATTCATATCAGTGCTATACGGTAGGGGCGGGATGATTTGGTGATTAAATGCATTCACATGCCCATCCTCATAGCCGAGATGCCCACGCCCATGGCACTTACGACAATATGCATCGCCGGTAACGTACACGGTCACATGCTCTTCGTCACGCCCCTCTACATCGCACATGACAGGCGTATAGCCCATGACTTTCTTTGCAATCAATGCGTCTCGCTGTGTTGATGTCATCTCCGACCATTTCATTGATTTCCCTCCAATAGCGCAATGACCTTTGCTCTATCACTGAGCGTCAACCGCATGTCTAACTTGAGCTTAAATGCCAACAATGCTTGCTCTGCTACCTCTTCAGTTTCGTAGCGCTCTGTCGTGATGAACTTTGATTGATTGTACCCATCCTCGTCAAACGGCTGGAGTTCAACGACTTCAAGAGATTCCTTTGCGTCATCGGCAAGTATCCTGTAGTATGGCTTATTTGCCTCTTCGAAGGCTTTGATTTCGGCAATGCTATCATCGAAACTCATTGTTTCACCTCGCTTGTCACTGACAACAACTTTGTATCATCGTCTATCACGGTAGCGGTGGAGTCGATGATCGTAGTGGTAGGCGTCGTCTTTTCGTCTGTGGTATCGCTATGAATAGTTACGATGAACTCCATCTCAATACTACCTGATATGAATCCTGGAAGAGGCTTTCCGTCGACTGTACATGGTGCCGATGCTAGGAGTGTTTTCTTAATCATTATGCAGCCTCCACTATTGCGCTCATCTCATAAGGATAGAACCAGCGACCCGGCGCGCAATCAACGTCGTAACGATCATCGGTGTGGTCGCTATGAATGACTTCGATGATTTTACCTTCTTTTCCTGTCCACATGCCTGTTAAAATGAGCACGCGCATACCAACAGTCATAATTAATTATCCTTTACTCCCACGTTTCTGTGTACATCTTACTCAACAACTTTTGTGCCTCTTCCATTAACTGTGCTTTTCTCGCTGGTGAGATGTGCTCACCAGCACGTAATCGCTTCTCCTCTTCTGCCTCAAAGAGTAGCAAGGTAAATTTAAACGCCTGCTCTAAGGTGTCTCGTCTAGATAAGCCAGCCTCATGTAGTCCATGAGTAAAGGCGAGTTGACGTTGTTGTATTTCATCTATTAACGCATATGAATATTGCATATTTATCCTTCCACCAACATTCTTCTGTTACGACGCCTGCGAGGCTTCGCATGGATTACATTGCTTTTCTTCGTCACCTTGACGATACTCAGAAAGGCTCTGCTCTGCTTGGAATGACGACGAATGCGAGGTGGACACGGTGTAACATATCGTTTCCACCAATTGGCAATGGTTTGCACTGCGTTCTTGACAGCATTGGCGATGCCACTAAATGCATCTTTGATGACCACTACTGCATGACGAAAGCCGTCGAAAACAGCAGCGATGTCTTGTGCGCTTGGATGTAACGATGCAGCGTATTGTGGGATTAATGTTGTTTCCGTTGTCATTCTTGCACCTCGTTCACTGTCCGTAGTAGCGGAGATATCCTTAGATTTTTCACAAGCCCATTGCGACGGCTATTGTCGTTATCTTGCGGTATCATCGGACGGGCGATCTGTCTCACCAAGTCCTCTAGTTGAGCATCGGTAAGAATAATGTCACTCTCACCTTTGGCTTGGAAAGTACACGTACGATCCAAGGATATGCACAGTACTGCTTTGCCGTCAAGGAAGATCTGTCCTGTGTGCTGGATATAGGCATTTAGGTTGACGATCGTTAACATGTCGTTCATGATATCTCCTTACCCATGCGAAACAGCGCATCTTTCGCTTGCTGCAAGCTTACAGTCCCATCGGAATAGTGCAGGTTCTGCACGGCTTGCATTCCCTCGTTAAATCCCCTGCTCGCTTTCAATGCCTGATCAAGAGATCCATTCATTTCCATAGATCCAATAAGCTTACCGACTGCCTCTGTTTCTTCTTCAATACGATAAGAGACGATGAGCCCTTGCACCATTGCTTTCTGCACAAGATTGATTGCTGCCTCTTTGGTGATAATTATGCCATTTACAGATCTCCCGTAGATGGCTAGCGTACCTTCTACCGTACTCATACCGTGCACTCCTATCTTATCTGATGCAGTATCGCAACGAATACCAACGCTACAACGAGCACGACACTGACGATCATGATGACCATCATTGGAAATTTGTTGTAGTTAGGGACAGCCTCGATCCAATCGGCGTTAGACTGCGGCGGCGGAGTTTGCTGTTTCATTGACTATTCTTTGTGTATCGAGCAGCGTGATGTTGTAGCGCGCTTTCCATTAAGAGTTTGTCCCATGTTTCCGGTATGAGGAGTGGCTGCATGTTTGTGCCAACGCTTGCATTTCGTATATCGGATATCGTACAGGCATCTTGTGACGGTGCATATTCGTCTTCGAGATGCTCGATGTATCTCTCAAGAGCTTCGATATAGTGTGAAGCAGGATGCTCGATCCCTATCTCCTGCTTCATCTTGGCTCGCTCTTGTCGATGCTCTTCGTAGTAGTCTACAAGTTCAGTTGCTTCATCTTGTGTCAATTGAATCTCTCCTCTGTTTCTCATAATGCAATTATTTGCATCTTGCACAATTATACTAGATATGCTTGCATTCGTACATTACGATGTGCTATTATTGGAACAAATAATATAACTTGAGAGCCCATAGGGACGAGATCCCAGGGGGTCACACCAAAGAATGTTGGTGTGGCTCCCTTTTTGCGTGTGCCACATCCCCTATGAGGCACTATGGCTCGTACTGAGATCTCAACGACAACCGAAGAAGCAGCGCACATCCAAGAGGACGGCACCCACACTGGCATCATGGTGGCATTCTTCCTTGACTCCAGTGCCGCGCAACGTCTCGCTTTGCCCGGCGGTGAGCCCGTCGATCAACTCCATATCACGTTGTCGTTTCTGGGAGATAGTGCTGATTTCACTGGAGACACTGAGAACCTCAAGCAGGTACTGGCGCACTTTGCCACTGATGAGCACTCGCTCGTTGGAGAGACATCAGGCATTGGACGCTTTGCACCGCAAGGGTCTGACGTGACACCGATCTATGTCTCTGTCGATGTCAAGGGACTCCACAGTCTTCGTGATCGTCTTTGTACACGCCTGATCAGTTGTGGCTATCCAGTCAATCTCTCCTTTGCTTACCAGCCTCACATCACCCTTGCCTACATCGACGCGAGTGCTGATATGCCAATTGAATCTGTTCCAACGATAGCGCTCAATCTTGACACACTCTGTCTTGTCGTTGGTGATGATCGCACGTATTTTGATCTCCATGGCACACAACCACCCGGTGAACGTCCAACGCATGCCGAAGAGGCGCTCACCGTCAAACAGCGTGCCAAGATCGATGACAGTAATTTTGCATGGCCCGATGCACCAGGCGGTCCAAAATATCCGATTGACACGCAGGATCATCTTGACTCAGCCGCCACATTGATCGGGCATGCACCAGAGGACAAACAACCCGCCATTAAGAAACGAGCCATCACTATAGCCACGCGCAACAAACTCCAACTGCCTGATACATGGAAAGATGGCACCACAGAGTCTACAACAGAAGCCGAGACGACCTTCCAACCCAAGGCGCGTATTGCGCAACTCAAAGTGCGCTTTCTCTCCGACGATGCCATCTCACGCAACGGTCGCCAATACCCAGCCACGACCGTCAATCGACTGGTATCGACTGGGCAAAATGCCATCACAAGCGGGCAAATCATCAATGCCTATATTTGCCACGGTGTCGCAGATGAGGATAACCCGCTCGTCGTCAGCGGCAAAGCGACCAACATCTGGAAAGAAGGCAATCTCGCCTATGCCATGTTCGACATCCCGGACACCAACACAGGACGCGACATGGTATCCCTGCTCAACGGCGGGTATATCCCGCCCACAATGTCACTACGTGCCTCCAATGCTGAGATGCAAGTCGTCAAGGGCAAGGGGCTCCCGCAAGTCGTTGGCAACAACATTACATTGGATGGCATTGATTTCACAGCGCGTCCTGGGCTTCCAGATGCACGCATCGAAAATATTGTCTTGGAAAATGCCGCAATCGAGTCCGAAGGATCACTCCACGACAGTTTTTATCTATCCGATATATCCCTCATCTCTGAACAGGAGGATGAATCAACAATGGCAGCGAACAAAGCCACTGCGCCAGTCCCTGAGAAGCCTGAAACAACGAAACAGGAGATCACTCAGGAAGACGCAAATCAAATTCTGAAGCCGCTGGTTTCAGGCGACAGCCAAGGCGTGGACGATTCTACTCCTGGCAGTGCGTTCACGAAGACTTACCCACAACTCCATGCAACGCCGCCCGATGGGCTCATGGCGAGCACGAGCATGAATGAGTCACGTCAGACCCACGACCACATTGCAGCAGCGCTTGGTATGCCCTGTGCTCCAAAGACACAGGAAGCCGGGCGCAAGTTCAACAAAGCCGCTGAGTCGCACATGGTGGCGATCCACGATATGCACGCTGGCAAGCTTGGCCTTGAATGTGTTGGCTCGTATCAGCAGATGGCTAGCCCACAGAACCCGACCGACGATGACGACGACAGCAACAATCTGGAGAGCGTACAACAGCCTTCCACACTCAAGATAATCCCTACAAAGGAGACCAAACCAATGTCACTAGAAGCGGCCAGAGCACTTCTTGAGGCGCAAGGCTACACGACTGTGCCTCCCAAGACCGAAGCTGAAAAGTTGCAAGAGTCGTTTGATGCCAAGTTCGCTGCGCAACAGGCACAGTTTGAAGCGATGCTGAAACAGCAGCAGGAAGCGATCGCGAAACAGATCGCAGAGAGCCAGCCAGTGGCACCACGAGCACAACGTAAGACGCTTGTCGAGAGCAATACAAACGAGCAGCAGCCACTTACTGACAGCCCACGCACTCGCCGCACACGCATTCAGGAAAACTTGATGAGCGCTGACTGGGAAAAACTCGCTGACCGATCTGAGCCGCTTCCAACTGGCGTATCTCCAGAAATGCTTCTTGAGCACTTTGGGCGTTTGATGCTTCACGATCACCAGCAAAAATATGGAAACCAATCTGTCCGACCATCACATAGCTAATAAAATGATCAATAGCTTGTCACAAGGAACGCGACAAGAAAACGAGGTAAGCAATGCCAGTCTCAGCAGCAGATTTACGAGAAAGTTACAGCGCGAATCAAGCATACACCCCATTAATGCCGGTCATTATCGACCGCGCATTGCTCGAAGCATCGAGAAAATGGAGCCCACTGGGGCGCGTGTTTGCACGGAAAACGTGGCAGACACTTCAGTACCAATTCAATCAGCGAAATGCATTGCCATCGGCACAGTTCACGACGAAAAACCCAAGCGCAGGGCAAATTCAGTACTCGCAATCAACCTTTGTCCCTGGCTCCTATGACATCAAGCATACTGAAGTTGACCTCAGCATCGCAAAGCTGGACCAGCAGGTCGCCGTTGTCAACGGATCTGTGTACGATTTGGAGCTAGCGGGCGCTGGCGAAAGCATGAAGCGCCTCGAAGACATGACGCACATTTGGGGCAACGCGAACGCAACGCTGGCATCAAAGCGCCCACAGTGGAACGGCATTGACCAGCAGATCGCAATGAACACCAATAACCGTCAGGACGGCGGGAACAACGTTGTATCACTGGGTACCTTGGACAATCTGTATGATGCAGTGCGTCCATTGGTTGCGCAGGATCTCACTGATGACTTTGCCTTTGTGATGCCATCAACCATGCAGACAAAAATCAATTCGTTGCTCACCAATCAGGTGCGCTACAACAAAGACATGGTTCGCATTTTTGCACGTGACGACTACGGTGATCCAAATGCACAGCCAGCCGACAATTATCTTGATGCTGGTGTGGAAGTGGCAACGTATCGTAGCGTTCCACTCATCTTCTCCAGTTTCATGGAGAGTGTTGGCTCGATGACTACGGTCACTGGTGCTGCTGGTGGAAGCGGCGCGGTTCTCCCTGCCAGCACTTACTACTACGAAGTCGAGGCTGTGACGAGATACGGCGTCACCTATGCGAGCGCTGAAGTCACGGTAACAACCACGTCTGGACAGAGCGCCACGCTCACATGGACAACACCAGCAATCCTTGACCCATTTCTCAATGTCATCGATGTTCTCTCTTACCGCGTCTACCGTGGCTCTGCGAGTGGCGGCGAGTCCCTCTATGCAGTTGTCTCTGCCTACGATGCGAGCGATGCTGCAATTGTGACATTCGTCGACAACGGCGCACCGTCAGTCCCTATTGCTAATCAGTCATTCACGAACTTGTACACAACGGTCGCGACCAACACCAATGGCACACAGGCGGTTCCTGATGGACTGGACTTCCCACGTTTCATCGCTAGCGCCGGGCAGAAGCCTGCCAGCATTTACCTTGTGCCGCGTAATCCTGACTTTGCGCTGATTCCTGTTCTCAACGAAATGACACCAGTTGTGTTGGCCCCGACGCTCGCCCGTAGTTCACAATTTGCGCTTATTGCTGACATGACACTGGCGCTACGAGCTGGTGCCTTCGCCGCCAAAGTCGATCGTATTCGCTCTGCATAGACAGCGAGGAAGGGAACACGATCATGGCAATTCTCATTTATAGCGAGCAGGAAAACGCGAACGTGGGTTTACCTGCCGCAATTATCAATGGAGTGCATCGTCAGTCGCGAAGTTACGCATCTGACGGTCACACCATTCTCGTCGATGACCCCGATGCAATCTTTGTATCAGAGGATGCTGAGCTTATCATTGCACAGACCGGCTTCCGACTTGCAACGAGCACAGAGCAGGAAGATTACACCAAGGCGCAGGCACAAGTGAGCAAAGGCGCTTCGATCAAAGAGTCCAAGGGTGCGAAGTCGACTGATCAGTCTAGTAGCGGATCGTAGAAAGGTCATTGTATGCCATTGCTCTACATGACGCCTTCAGAGCTTCTAGCGGAGCCTCTGGGTTTGACGTTGCAGGGATTGCTTTCACAGTTGAGCAGTGGCGTGCTTGATCAGATGCTCATGAGAGCCTCGAAGCGGTGCGATACCTTCACAAAGCGTCGGTTACAAGCACCGCAATCGACGACCGTAGCAAGCCCTGGCACAGCAGCGGGAGACACGATGATTCCCGTTGTATCGACACTCGGCACTGATAATCTTGATGAATTTGCGGTCACAATTGGGAGTGGTGGATCTCAGGAGACGGTGTTATTGCAGCCCGGTGGCGTCAAAGTAAGTTCACCTGTTGCGCCGTATCCGGGGACATTTACACTTGCGGCGCCACTCCAATACAACCACGAGGAGGGCGAAGCGGTCAATGGTGTCTACATCGAGACGCGGCGTACTGGGTCATCGTCGCAGGATGATATCTATGAAGACGTGATCACACAGCAAGCTCAGATTGCAGCGGCGCACAGTGGTGGCTATGACTTTCTCAATGCAGATCGCACGCGATATCACTGGCTTGATCAGTATCCGCTCATACAGATCAATGGCATGTTGCACGCCTATCCCTATACCGCTGAGTATCAGGCTGTGGATGTACCGTCCTTGCTTGTCGAGTCTGCGAGGTCGCGTTTGAAGTTCAGTGTGGGAACCTTCATTCTCTCAGGGGGGTTGCTCAAGACCACTTATACTGCCGGGTATCAAATGATACCAGACGATATCCAGGTTGCCGTGATGAGTTACCTCAAAGATGAGTTGGCGAACTATATCAATCCATTTGGCATTATGCAGCAGACAACGGGAAAACAAACCATGGTGTTCAACCGGAGCACGAATAATACGGGAAGCAAAACGCCGAACGTCCAGGCAGCGGAAGATGCACTAGCAGAATATAAGAGATGAGTATGAATCTTCCGTTTTTGAGCGCCATTATGACACTCACTGATATCAATGATGCAGAGATAGCACGAGACTTGCCAGTGCAAATTGATACCGTGAATCTTGACTGGAACATGGAAGTGCAGGGCGGGATACCTGATGACTGGTTTGATATTTACTCTCGGTTCTGGACGACACCAGTGCCTGCTCGTGGCAATTATTTTGTGGATCAGACAACGAACACCAAATATCAAGTACGCTCGGTAACGGCTGTGTATATCGATCATCTTGAAGTCAGATGTACGCGCTACAGTGGCTCAACGCCCTAGAGGAGTAAAAATGGATTTTAACTTTGGGTTCGATCCAGGGAGCCTCTCCGAGTTAGTGCAGTTGGAAGGTTTCGCAGGGCTACTCAATCCGGCAGTGCAAGAGGGGCTCACTGAAAGCAGCACGCTATTAGTGAATGCAGCGGTCGCGAATACATGGAACGTGTTCGACAATCCAAGTGGGGCTCTGGCAAGCGAAATTTACGCTTATGTGATAAGTCCGACTGAGGTGGCGATTGCATCAGGAATTATTTACGGGCGTCGCAGGGAGCTAGGATTCGTTGGCCAAGTTGACTCTCTTGGGAGAGTCGGCACCGACCGGGCTAGGCCCTATATGAGGCCTGCTGTAGACGACAACCAACAAGAGATAGCGGAGATTATGGAGATGGCTGTCAACACAGCACTTGGAAGGATTACAGGATAATGCCACTTGTAAGCAGTAGATTGGCAATTGCAAATGCGATAGTTGCCCTTTTGAAAACAATTCAAAACCCAAACACAAGTGAGGCTCTCTATAACTTTGTAAAGCTTGGGGCTGTTTTTAATCCTGGTGCGGCTACGACATGGTGCGAGGTGCATCACTACCAAGGTCAAGGTAGTCCTGCTGGCTCCGGAGGAAATCAAATCGGATGGCTTATTGATGACGCGATTCGGTATCAGATCACGAGCGCGGTTGGTCCATATGAATCAGATGATTCGGCTGCACAACAGAATATGTTGGCGCTTCAAGATATTCTGTTGCCTACCCTGCATCAACATTTCCAACTGCCCGACGCCAACAATCCGACCAATGCCGTACAAAGTCTCTATAGCGTGCTTGTAGATCAACCTGATAGGTCAATACCCACACGTTACCCAAACGGACTCACGTACCTCGCTTGGCATATTTTTGTAACAGCGAAGCAAAACTACACAATTCAGTTAGTTCAGCCATAGGAGTACATAGATGTCAGAACAACGCATTGATTTACCATCAGGCGGCGCTTTACCGGGTATTCCAGGAGACAACCACGCGCCGGGGTCATATCTCGTAGACTACGACGCTCGCACGATACGTCCTGTGTCTATCGAGGATACCAGTGGACCCACTGAGCCTTTGCCGGACATAGTGCAGCCTGCGCAGTCAGTACAACCATCACAACCGGTTGATTTTACGGCTACTGAGATAGCACATCTTGAAGACGAAATCAAAACACTCACTACTGAACAGTAGCAACAACCATAGATCGATAAGGAGACACATCGATGCCCATATATACAGGAGGCGTTCAGGGGCAGACAAGCCTTATCCAGCAATTACGACTTGTACTGGAACCGTTACTAGGAGAGCAAGTGTTGATGCCTCAAACCGTCGGGGCATCTACGCTGTCTCTCGCTACACAGCCGAATACCCTTTCGCCAACGACTGGCATGGCTTTGCATTTCTATGTCATTGGAAACTCAGCGTCGGGGACTGTCACTATCGCAGGGACAACCCCAGCAGGCACTAGCATCACATCGCAAACCTATCACATTAGCCCTGCTCCACAGAATGCGCAGGGATTCACCGAATTTACCACAAAGGAAGTCTTTGCAACCGTGACATCCAGCGGCATTACGCTGACAGGTGGGCTTGTATCCAGTTGCCAGATTATTGTAATGGGGTCATATGCAGCTAAGTTTCTAATTCCGATCACGGCTGATGCAGAGGAAAAGATCGCGCACTTTAGCCCACCAGATAAACGCGGCATCCTGTTCAAAAACACGCGTGTATCGCAACTGACTAAAGCGACCGACGTTGGTAAATTCGATTCGTCGTGGTATCCAGATAGTCTCTGGGCACTGTACATGTTATTTGGCAGTAGCCCGAATATCACGCCAGTCCCTGCTTCGCCACCATCACTGCTCGTCGCTACAGCCAAAGCGGCAAGCATGACACTCACAACGGCACCAAATGCACCCGGTATGTTCTTAATTTTTACGATCGCAGCCAACAGCGTTGTGGGCACGATCACGCTGAGTGGGCTCGACAACTATGGGTATACAGCAACCGAGACGATCAACGTCAGCACTTCACAAACGACCGTGTATAGCACACGCAGGTATTCATCGTTGACGATTCCTGGTGCAAATCAATTCGCCACGACAGGGTTTTCTGTCGGTGCCACGATTGCTGTAAGTGGTGCGTTCGCATGGAATTTCTCTTGGACATATGATGGCGTAAATAACTACACACCCTACTCAGGCTGTATGGAATTCTTTGACGGCGTAATGGGTAAGAAGTTGCCAGGAACGATATTCACTGACGGTCAATGGGCATGGGAAAAAGAAAAAGAAATAGCATTTACGGCAAAAGGCTCGTCAATGGACTACCTTATTGTCGGAGACCCAAACCCAACGACCTATCCAAGTGGAGTCAATCCCTTTGCGACATTAGCGCAACCAACAAGCGTCCCCATTGTTTCATGGCCTGCATCGTGGTACCTCGATCCAGGGACAGGCACGCCGTTTACGACACAAGACGGCAGTCTTACAAGTTTCAAATTCGGCTTTACGACCGGTCGCAAGTACGTCTATGCCGGGGATGGTATGCAGCGACCGTCGTTTGTTACATGGGATTCAGAGCCTGACATCTCGCTTGACGGCACAATGATTTTTCAGAACTATGCAAATTACATAAACTTTTTCAAACAGAACCAGGCGCTTATCCTTGGTGCCAATTTTCAGGGCAATCTGCTCGGATCAATTAGTGGCACGCCCTACTACGAGGGGATGCAATGGATTGTGCCTGCGAAAATAGACACTGCAAAAGCCGATGCCTCGAAAAATCCTGTCGAATTGCCGTTAAAGTTTCTAAGTGAATATTCTTTCGCAAATTTAGGATATGCATTTAAAGTTTCCTGTATAAGTCAGACGCCGCCAACATACACATCGTAAATTGATGAAATGAGGAGTGTTGATGCGCTCCTCTAGAAAGATAGGCACCATGGAAGAAACAACGCCAGTACCTGAGATAAAGCCAGCGCAAAAGACGCTCATCGATATTGTTTTTGAACTCCATGATCGCGTTGAGACACTGGAAAAGCGCATGGAAGCAGCGAAAGACGAGGCAACAGCGCACACATTAAAGACAATAAGCGACGAAATACATCGACACATTGGTAACATCTAAATCGCATCAATTCATAGAAAGATAGAGAAAAACAATGGCAAACGCAATCGGAATTACCAACGCCAAGTGGTGGCTTCCCCACAGTATTGTAACCCTCAAATCACTGTATCTCGCAGGTGACGAAGCATACGTTGTGAACAACATCACATCCGTGGAAGGCACTGGCACCGACAATGTAAATGTTGTAATGAAATCAGGCAACCAGGGACTGCTCAAGATCCAGCGCATGGTCCTCCCTAACAGTGTCGTTGCCGTGATGCTTCGCGACGGGACCACCTACGAGGTGAACTTGCCCAACGATGCAGAGAACCTCTTCTCTGATGACCTGAAATACATCTCTGCACAGATCGACGCCATCTCGAAGCCGATGACCGCACAGGAGCAGATCGATTTTTTGAAATCTGCGAACGCACCCTTAGAGACGACCTCAAGTCAGGAGAGCTAATCCCAGAAGAGTTTGTTGAGGCAAAGCTCTTCGAGTTGTTTGGTGGCTATGTTGGATACGAGCAAACTCCAGTGCGCACAATCCAACGCCACCGCATACGCATCATTGCAGAACTCAATGTTCAGGCAGAGCAAAACAAAGAACAGCAACGGAAGCAGGAAGAAATGGAACGAGAGCTAGAACGGCAAAAGAGGAGACAATAAATGGCAGACATTCCATTAAATATTTTATTGTCTTCTGTTGGCGGTGCTGGCGTCATCAGCGCCGTCAAATCCATTGGTTCTGCTCTCGGATCAGGTGGTCTTGGTGGCGCTCTGTTGGCAGTTGGAGCGGCGGCGGCGGTCGCAGCAGTGGGGGTTGCTGTTGCATCAGAGAAGATGGCGGCGAATTTTCAGCAATCAATGGACAAAATCCAAGCACTTACCGGGTCCAGCAATCAGCAGATGCAACAATATAATGCTTCTCTGAATACCCTTGCAGTTAATGCTGGCGTGGCTCCACAGGCACTCTCAGAGGGGCTCTATAATGTGATATCAGCGGGCTATTCAGGCGCGTCAGCCATAAATGAGCTGACATTGGCAACACAGGATTCGAAAATTGGAATGACCGACGCCGCCACGACGACAACTGCTCTTACTAACGTTATGGCAAATTTTAAAGTTTCTGCATCTGGTGCAAATTTAGTCAACGGAGAGATGCTAGAAACGGTCACATTAGGTAAAGCTACTTTTTCTCAATATGCCAATAATATCACAAAAGCCGCTAGCACATCAGTGCAGTACGGTCAAAGCATGGAGACCATGGGTGCCGCGTGGGCCACGCTTACTGCCGCAGGAATTCCGGCTGGCGTCGCAACAACGGACTACGACCAGTCCTTGAAGGTCATGGATGGCAGTATTGGCAAGGTGGTAACGAGTCTCCAGAAAAACGGGATCGCGTTCAACGAAACAAAATTTAACGCGATGAGCTATGGGCAGCAAGTGGTGTACATGAACAATGCACTACAGCAGGCGCGTGATAAGCACGTTGCGATCACTGGCGCTACGGCACAGGCATCGGCGGCGATCTCGACCATTGCTGGGCATATCAGCACGTACAATAGTGACCTTGGCAAGCTTTCCGATAAACAAGCGATGGCAGACAAGACACAACAAGCATGGACCATCACACAGAGCGGTGCCAATCAGCAGATGAGTCGGTTGAATGCAGCAGGACAGGTACTCCTCATCACAATTGGAAATCAGTTACTGCCGATATTTTCGAATGTTGTGTCGCAAATCACGCCTATTGTTTCCTCTTTTACCACTTGGATTACCACAAGCGGCGTACTCAAAACGGTAATAGGCGATCTCGTGGGTGCAATCACCACCATTGTGACCATTGGAGCAAATATCATCTCGTTTTTCTTGCATAGCCAAGTCGTAACGGCTGCACTCGGCGTTGCGGTTGGGATACTCGGCGGGATCATGGCATACTTCGCTGCCAGTACTGCTGCTGACATGATCCTATCGCTCTTGGAATACGGACTCTCTATGCTCACAGCAGTGGAGGGGACTCTCACTGGCGCTGCCACGATGACATCGACCTTCGGTACCATGTCCGGAATGATTGTTGCATCGATGGGAACCGCTACAGCATCGATCATGACCATCGTTGGACCATTCCTCTTGATCGGTGCTGGCATCGCTATCGTTGTCGTAGGTTTTGTTCTGGCATACAACAACATCAAGCCATTCCATGATGCCGTCAATAATCTCGCACAATTGATTTCATCCACTTTTTTATCGGCACTACATTCGGTAAGTGGATTCATTCAAAATGTCGTGACGGACATTAAAAATATTGTGGAGAAAATCGTGGAGTGGAACCAGAAAACACAACCACTCCATGCGGTATTAAATGGTGTGGGAACCGCTGTCAACGGGGTAAAAGGCTTCATTCAAGGAGCAATTGGGGTCATTTCATCCGTCATCGGTTGGTTCGAAAAATGGCACACGCCAATCATGAACACGGCGCTGGCCCTTACTGTTTTCTTTGCGCCTGCACTCATCAAGGCAGGTGTTCAGGCCGTGATCAATGGAGCGAAAGTAACAGCAAACTTTATCGGTTCCATGATTACATCTGGCGCTCAGGCCATTGCCAATGGAGCAAAAGTAACCGTCTCGTTCATTGGCTCCATGATCGCAAGCGGAACACAAGCCATTGCCAATGGAGCAAAAGTAACCGTCTCGTTCATTGGCTCCATGATCGCAAGCGGAACACAAGCCGTGATCAATGGAGCAAAAGTAACCGTCTCTTTTATCGGCTCCATGATCGCAGCAGGGATGCAGGGATGGGCATCAGCAGGAAAAATGGTGATGTTCATTGGCTCCATGATCGCAAGCGGAACACAAGCCGTGATCAATGGAGCAAAAGTAACCGTCTCTTTTATCGGCTCCATGATCGCAAGCGGTGCTCAAGCTATTACCCAGGGAGCCATCGTGACCGCGTCTTTTATCGGCTCCATGGTTCAGGCTGGACTCAAGGCGGTGATTGCCGGTGCTCAAATTGTCGCATCCTTTGTCGGATCACTGATCACCACGGCAGGTCAAGCCATCGTGACAGGGGCAACCATGGTTGCCTCCCTCGTGCCAGCCATTGTCAGTGTTGTCGTCGAGGCGGGCATCGCAGCAGTAACAGCGATTCCGGGACTTATCCTTGGCTTTGCTGCATGGGCTGTTTCGGCTGGCGCAGCTGCACTGGCTACGCTCGCTGCAGCTGCACCTATACTTCTGATCATTGCCGTTGTCGCCTTGCTTGTTGTGGGCATCTATCTTCTCGTTACACACTGGAAACAGGTTGTCGCTTTCCTTCAAGGAGCTTGGCAGGGCTTCGTATCATGGATTACGCCAGCGGTCCGAAAAGTCGGTCAAGTCTTTACTGACGTATTTAACGGAGTAAAATCATTCCTGCAAAACGCGTGGGCATTTATCGTCAACGTTGCCAAGGGAGCAGCATTGCTTCTCCTTGCCGTCATCCTTGGTCCTATCGGGCTCATTGTTGTGCTCATCATCCAACACTGGACACAGATTCGCACATTCCTTGAAACTGCCATGAATGCCATTGTGTCCGTCGTGCGTACTGGATGGAATAATCTAACATCCAATATCACCGACGCCATCAACTTTATCAAAAATATCGTGACGACTCTCTGGAATGATGAGATCAATGGCT